TCCAGGACGCCGGCGTAGGCCAGCGAACCGCCGGTGACCGTGCCGATGCCCGACGTGTTGATGATGCCGGTGGGCTGGCCGGATGCGCCGGAACCGTTGAGCGCCGCGGCGTCGACCGCGAGACCCACGACCGCGGCGAGGTCGGCCATGACCATCGACTCGGCGTCGGGCGAGGATTGCAGCGCGAGCAGCCGCGAGATCTCGGTGTAGGCGCCGGCCGTCTTCGGGCTGAACGCGAGCTGGCCGAGGGTCTGCTGCGACTCGGTGATGGCCGTCGATTCGGTGCTGAGCCAGTAGGCCGTCGCCGCGCCGGACTGCCGCGGGATCGTGAGGTTGCCTTGCAGGCCCGTGAGGCGGCGCGCGCCCATGTTCATCACGACGCTGCGGTTGCGCAGCAGGTCGATGAAGCCCAGGTTGTCGGTGCCCACGAGATAGCCGCCGGCGTTGGACGTGCCGACCGTGAGGTCACGCTTGCCTTGCAGGCGCGGGTCGTTGATCGAGCGCTGCTGCACTTCGAGCGGCACGAAGAAGCGCGTGGCGTCGGGCACCTTGCCGAGCTTCTGCGCGATGGTGCGCGAGACCTCGGCCTCGTAGCCGGCCTTGCTCCAGTCCTTGTCGCGCGCGGCGACGACGGCGCGCAGGATGGAGAACTGCTGCGTTTCCTTCTCGCTCAGGCCCAGCGCCGAGGCGCTCTGCGGGTTGGTGCGGCCGCGCTCGGCCAGCACGTCGAGCACGCGCTCGGCGACCGCGTCGGACGACATGCCGGCGCCGATCCACTCGTCGCGCTGCTTGTCGTCGATCTTGTGCGTGCGCGCCAGGTTGGTGATGGTCTGGATGCGCAGGCGTTCGGACATTGCACCTTCGTTGCCGGCGATGGGTGCCGCCGGCGCTTGGACTTCAGCCATGATGATGGCCTCCTTGGTGGTGGCGATTGGCGCCGGGGTTTGCGAAACAGCGGGGGCGGCGCGCAGTGCGATGACGCACTCGGCGCGCGGTAGATCGGGGGTGTCGCGGGTGCCGGCCTCGGGGTCGGCGCCGACGGGGACGAGCGAGATCTCGAAGGGCGCCCACTTGTCGACGACCATCACGGGGTGGCCGCTCTCGGGGTCGAAGCCGGCCTCGCTCATGTGGCGGATGTCGTAGCCGACGCTCACGTTGCGGATGATTCCGTCGCGCACGTCTTGCCAGATGGGTGCGACGTCGTCGCGGGCCGAGAAGCGGATGTCGGCGTAGCCGCGGCCGCCCTGGATCCACGCCTTCTCGACGACGCCGACGACGTTCTGCAGCGAGCCGCTGCGGTGCGTGTCGAGCACGGGCGCGCCGGTCTGCAGGCGGCTCATGTCGACGGCATCGGGCGACATCGACAGCTCCTCGATGAAGTACTCGCCCTCCCACCAGTCGTAGCGCAGCACGCGGGCGCCGGCGGACCACATGACGGTGACGGTGCGCGCCTTCTCGTTGACGGTCTGCAGGCCGGCGGCGCGGGCCTGCGCGGGGATCTGCACGCGCTTCTCGCGCACGGCCGCGGTGACGGCCTCGGGGATGGTCATGTCGGTCATGCGTGGGTCCTCATGGGGACGACGCGCGCGGCCGGCGCGGCGGTGTCTTCGGGGTCGTCTTCGGCGTCGTCGGCGGGGTCGTCGTTGCTGGCGGCAGGCGCGGGCGCGCTTGATGCCGGCGGTGCGTCGGTAGCGGGGTCGGTGTCGAGCTTCAGGCCCAGCTCCTCGGCGAGCTCCAGCTCTTTCATGCGGGCGCGCAGCACGTCTTCGAGGTTCTTTCCGCCACCGGTGAGCGCGATCACGTCGCCGATGGTCATGAAGCCCGCGCGCACGGCGGCGATGTAGGCCTCGACTTCCTTCGTCGGGTCGACCCAGCTCCAGCCGCGGGGGCGGAACTCGACGGCTTCGAACTTCGCGGGGTTGGCGGTGTACTGCGCGAGGTCGACGCCGGGGATGGCGCGGGCGAGCACGGCGCGCTCGAGCCACAGGCGATGCAGCGGCTCGCGGAAGCTGCGGATGAACCACTGCTGCAGGTGGGTCCACGTGTCGCGGTCGTCGAGCAGCGCCAGGCGGCTGCTCGAGTAGTTGCTCTGCGAGTAGTCGCGCGAGAGCGCCTCGTACGAGACGTCCATGCCGGCGGCGACTTCGCGCAGCATGTAGCGCAGGAACGGGTCGAGCGCGGGGTTGGGCCGGGCCGGCGCGTAGCTCGTGAACTTCTCGCCGGGGCGCAGGCGCTGCACGATGCCGGCCTCGAGGTACATCTGCATCTGGCCGTCGTCGGTCTCGGTGTCGACGAGCGGGTCGTCGGCCTCGGGCGTTTCGAGGATGCCCATGTACTGCGCCGACGCGCGGGCCGCGACGATCTCGGCCTCGCTGTAGCCGTCCATGTCGTTCAGGCGGCGCGCGGCGGCGTGCAGCCAGGGCTCGCCCCGCGCCTGCGGCCAGCGGGTGATGACGCAGAGGTGGAACATCTGATCGGCCGGCACGCGCTCGAGGTTCTCGGTGCCGAGGTGGCCGCCGCGCAGGTCGCCGGGGTGCTTCTGGCGCACCCAGTAGGCGACCGGGCGGTCGAACTGGTCGACCTCGATGCCGTTCTTGAGGTTGACCGAGCCGGCGAGCACGCCGGGCCGCACGAACTCGTCGGCGATGCGCTCGGCCTCGATGAGTTCCAGCGCCAGCGGCACCTTGCCCCCACCGAAGCCGCGCGGGTGGATGCGGATGAACGCCTCACCGGCCGCGAAGATCTGCGCGAAGATCGCGCGCTCCAGGTCGCCGAAGGCGAGCCGGCCGCCGGTGTGGCAGGTGGCCGCGCGCGACCAGGTGCGCCAGGCGGTTTCGATGGCGCTGTTGACGTCGTCCAGCTGGCGCTTGCGCTCGTTGGCGACGCGCGCCTCGACGCCCACGCCGGAGCCGATGACGTTGTTGACGATGATGGTCTGCGCGCGCCGGGCGTACGACGCATCGCGGATCAGCGCGCGCGACCGGCCGCGCAACTCGCGCAGGCTGCTCGACAGCTCGGCATCGGCCGAGGTGTTGGCGGTGGACCAGTCGGCATTGAGCCGGCCGGTGCGTGCGGTGGCGTACATACGGCCGGCGCTGCCGGGGCGATGGCCAGCGCGCGCGGGCGCGATGAGCCGGGCGAGGCGAAGGCGCAGGGCGTCAAGCACGGCGGAACCCCACGTAGTAGCGCGTTCGATTCGGGCGACCCGCGGCGCGATCGGCTGCGGCGCGCTCGGCATCGACACGGCCCTGCCAGTAGGTGATGACCTCGCGGATCTCGGCGGGGCTCGCGAACGTCTTCGAGACGTCGCCGATCGTGTAGCTCTTGGTGGTCGGGGTCCACGCGGCGAGCGCTGCGCGGGCGGCGGCGAGCGCGACCTCGGCCTGCGTGCGGGTGTCGGTGCCGGCGGCGATCGCAGCGGGGTCGGGCCGTACGGTGATCGGGCCGGCGTCGAGCGTGTGCCGGTCGCTGCTCTTGTTCGCGTACACCGCGGCCGAGTATTCGCCGGCCGTGTAGCCAGCCGTGGCGGCGGAGTTGGCCGCGAACGTCCACGCGCTGCCGTCGGCCACACCAGCGATCGAGATCGCCGATCCGGCGCCGCGGGGCACCAGGCGCAGCGTGGCGGCCCACCCCGTGGCGGAGGTGTAGTCGCCGCCGTCGACCGAGACGGCCAGCGAATCTCCGGCAGTGAGGGTGGTCGGCAGCGACATCGCAAGGCCCCAGAAACGACAAAGCCCCGCGCGGTTTCCCGGCGGGGCTCGATTCCTGACCTGCAAACGAAAACGGGCACCCCGTGTGGGGTGCCCGTCTCGCCTCAGTCAGGCGGTATCAGCAGTGAGTGCCGCCACACTAATGCGATGTGAGTCATGCGTCAAGCGGTGGTTGGGCGGCACGCGCACCACCACGGCCGGGCGCGGCGAAGCGCAGTCGCAGGTGGCAAGGTCCATTGCGCACGCCTCGCAGAAATTCGGCGGCGGCAGTGCGCGCCAATCCTCGTCGCCCAGGCGCTCCGAGAAGTCGTCTGGTCGGTAGTCGAAGCGTGTCCACGTCTTCCATGGGTGCAGCAGCGCCGAGTGGTGGCCCCACACGCCACCGCGCCAGCGGCGATACCAGCGGAAATGCACAAGCGGGTTCATCGGTTCCAGTCCTCCACGCAGTCGCCGCACAGCAGTTTGCGTTCCGCGTTGGTGCGCGGGTCGTCGCGGTGCGGGCCGCAGTTCATGGTGCAGAGCCTAGTGCGCGGGTCAAACCGCGCCAACGCTTCGGGGTCGGCGCGCGGCCATTCCAGCGGCATGCATGCAGTCGCGCGCTTCGGAGCCAGCCGCCCAACCCCTCGGTCAACCGGAGAGCTTGCAGCCCCGGTGTTCGTTGCGTCGTCGGTCATCATCGCTCCCGGTTACCTCGATCGTTAGCCGTCACCAGCCTGAACCGATGACGGCGCCCTTTTCATCAGGCCGCGAGCCGTTCGCGCAGGGCGTAGCCTTCGAGCGCCCAAATCTTGTCGCGGGCGTTGCTTCGCGCAATCTTCTTGCCAAGTTCAACGTCGAAGTTCTCCGGGCTGGCAGCCGCGCTTTCCCCGGTCACGGTGAAGCCGTTGCGCAGTTTCAGGCAGCACACTGTCAGCGTGGTGCCGGGGAAAACGTGGTAGTCCTCGCCGGTAATCGTGGCGTCGATCTTTTCGGGCGAGAGTCGCGGCGCATTGAGTCCCTTGGCTTGAATTTCGGCTTCGATTGCTTGTTCGTCTTTGCTCATGGTCGTGTCCTATGCTGTTGCCGTGCTTCCATCGGGCGCACGGCTAACCCGTCAATCCACGCGGACCAGCTAAAGCTGGCCGGTGATTTTTGCGATAGAGTTTGTTTCGCTGCGTTTCCATGCGTTTCGATACGTCACCACCTCGCCCTATTCCGAGCCGTCCACACCGCGCGCTCGAAGGCGCGGCCCATGTCGTGCCATCGTACCCCGACGATGCGCGCCGTGGCCCGCGGGTCGGCCTGGAGCACGTACTGGTGGCGCAGCAGCATCGCCGACTGGCGCGGGAACTCGGGGTTGCCGATGGCGCGCTCGACGGTGAGTGCCCGCAGCGGGTCGACGCGCGAAATGCCTGCCGAGCCGACGACCGGGGCGGATCGGTATCGGCCCTCGGCGCTGCCGGCGCGGCGGCCGCCGCCGGCTTGCCGGGCCTGCTGCCAGGCGGCCCAGTTGGTGAGCTCGGCGTGGTCGCGTGCGTCGATGGCGACCTCGGCCGGGCCGATGCGCAGGGTGATGGTGTTGGGGTCGGTCATCGTCTCCATCCGGTGGCGAAGTTGTTGCGGGGGCGTGCGGGCGGGGGCACCGCGCGACGGGGTGCTGGCGTGGAGGGGGTCAAGGCCCGCACGGGCTCGGCGGTGACGGCTTCGGGCTCGGGCGCTGGCGTCGACGGCGGCGCGGCGACGGGCGCGGGTTGCTGCCACATGTCGGGCTGGATGAGCGCGGCCTCGAGGCGGTCCCAGTTGCAGCGGGTGACGCCGGCGTGGTGGGCGGCGGCGAGCGCCATGACGTAGCAGTCGAGGCCCTCGTTGCGGGCGCTGGGCTGCTTGGTCCACTCGCGGCGGGCGAAGCCCTTGACGTAGCGGGTGACGACTTTCTCGGCCGTCATCTCGGCGTACTCGGTGTCAGGCAGGCCTTGCGGCAGGTGCACGTAGCCGGGGCCGGGCGTGCTGATCTTGTAGCGCGCGTAGATCACGGCCTTTGCGGTGTCGGAGCCGAGCGGCCAGAGCTTGACGGCGCCGCGCATGGTCTTGCCGCGGTGGGTGATGTCTTGCTCGGTAGGGCGGCCGAGGATGGGCTTGCCCTGCACGGCCTGCCCCTTGGTGGCGATGACGTGGCGGTGCGCCCACTTGCGCGCGTAGTTGCGGACGTGGTGGGTGGTGTTGCCGTCGCCGGCGTCGACGGCGGTCGCGGTGATGCGCAGCGTGCCGCCGGCTTCGTGCGGCCACGACCTGAAGAGCAGCTCGTCGAGCGCAGCCCAGGTCTCGTCGGCGGTCGGCGAGCCGTGGATGACTTCGCGGGCGATGAGCCACGACTCCTCGCCCCTGCCCCACCCCCACACGCGGGCCTCGAGGCGGTCGCCCTGGACGTCGACGCCGCAGGTGAGCACGAGCGCGCCGCGCGGCACGGGGCCGCCGATGCGGTAGTCGCCGACGTGGGCCTTGAGCTCGGACTCGTCGGGCTGGTCGCCGGCCTGGTCGTAGGCCTCGCCGAGCACGGTGTTGGTGAACACCTGGAGCAGCTCGCCGGTGGTGTCGGTCTGGGCCTCGAGGTACTGCTTGACCGCGCTACGCCAGGAGAACCACCCGAGCGGGCTGTACAGCGCCGACAGGTGAAAACCGGGGTGCCGACCACCGCCGGGCCGAGCGGCGATCCACCGACCGGCGGCGAGCATGGCGCTCTTGTGGTGCTCGTCGATGCGGCCCTGGCAGGCCTCGCACTCGTAGAAGACCTCGACGACCTCGCCGGTGTCGCGCTCGATGGATCCGGGCGCATCGGGGCTGCATTCGAGCACTTCGCCGGTGTCTTGGTCCGAAACCTCCCAGACTTTGCGCGTTTCCCAGCGCATCTGACCCCATTGCAGCCACTGTTCGTGTGCGCAGTGCGGGCACGGCACGTGGTAGCGGCGCTGGTCGGACGATTCGTAGAAACGCTCGATGCGGCTGGTGGCCTTGAGCTTGGGGCTCGAGACGCGGAACACCTTGCGGCGGGCGAAGGTCTCGGTGCGCTTCTCGGCCACCAGGCACGGATCGCCCTCGCCGCCGACGTCGAGCGGATAGGCGTCGATCTCGTCCATCATCAGGAATCGCACGGGCATGCTGCGCAGGCCGGGCCCGCTGTTGGCGCCGGTGAGCACCAGGACGCCGCCGGCGAATTCCTTCATGAGGACGGTGTTGCCGCTGTCACGCGAGCGCGAGTCGCTGACCTTGTCCGCAAGGCGCGGGCACTGCTGGATCATCGGCGTGAGCCGTTGCTTGCTGATGCGCTTGGCGGTGTCGGTCGTGGGCATCACGAGCATCGCGGAGGCGGGCCACAGGTCGATGATCGCGGCGAGCCAGTTGTAGCCGGCCTCGCTGCCACCGATCTGCGTGCCCTTCACGAAGTCGACCTCGCTGCACGGGTGCGACGGCGACAGACAATCCATGATCTCGCGCAGGTACGGCGTGCGCTCGGTGCGCCACCGGCCGGGCTCGCTCGACGCGATGGGCGAGAGCATGCGGTGCTCGTCGGCCCACTCGCTGACGGTGTAGACGCGGTCGGGCCGCATCGCCTGCGCGAAGGCCTCGAGGTAGAGCCGCCCGCCGTCGGCGATGCGCTCAAGCAGCGTCGGCGGGAAGTCGATCGGCGAGCCCATTGAGCGCCTGGCGGAGTTCGTTGCTGAGGATGGCGTGCACGCGCGCCGGGTCGGTCTCGGCAGCGAGCAGCGCGGCGATCCGGTCGGGGATCGAGGTCAGCGCGTCGCGGGTGGATCGCGCGGCCTTCGTCGCGGCACGCGTGACGGATTCGGCGAGCACCAGCTGCCCCAGCCGTTCGCCGAGCTGGAGCTGCGCCATCGCCGCGGCAGCGCGTTCGCGATCGGCGCGGGCCTCGTGATAGCCGGGCTCGACATCGGGCGGCGCGGCAGCACCAGGCGCAGCGGGCAGAGCGAGATCCAACTCGTCGGGCGGCGCCCAGGTCTGCCCCTTCCGCGCGGCCTGGACGGGGTCCGTGTTCGCGGCCATCGCGGCACGCGTGCGATCGACATGCAGCCCGATCCGCCGCCCATCGGCATCGCGCACGACGGCGGCCTCGGGGATCCGCCCGTCATCGAGCGCCGCGATCAGCGTCGGGTGCGCGCACCCGAGCAGCCGCGCCGTCCCGCGGATCGAGTCGCACCCCTCGGGCAGCCGGACGCTCATCGCCTACCGCTCGCGGTAGTCTCGCGGTCAGTCCGTGACCGCACCGACGCTAGATTTTTTTCGCGGGCTTTCCGCTAGATCGGAAGAGCGTCGTGTAGGGAAAGAGTGT